AACTACTTCAATCACTACAGCCGCCAAGGTCCGTTGTATATCCTAATCCCAACACATGCTAAGTACGAAGGCGAAAAGTATCAGTTACATTTCCCTAGCGAACAGTTTATGGACGAACAGGACGAATCTGTTTCATTGGAATACATTATCAATGATCGATTTCATGTATTAGACTTCTTTAAACAGCAAGAGCCTGAACTCAAAGACTATGTTGCATACACTGATGAAGAGCAGTTAACACCATTGCTAGCAAAGATCAAAGAAGTTGCAATGGACTGGCTGTGGGACGAAGTAATGAATTGGGAACAACAAGACGATTACTATACTCAGTGGCAAGCAGAGCAGGCCCGTGAACGTGGGTGGGAAGACGAAAATGGTGATGTTGACTGGGATCGTGTACGCGAAGACGATCATCTAAACAACTACCTAGAGTGGAACGATGAAGTTAGAACTTGGGTCAAAGAAATAGAAACTGCACTAGACTACAGCCCAAAAATGGTTAAAGATTTCGCATCTGCACCTAGAGATGGACTAGACGATCAAACGTACAAGATGGAAGAGCTTGATGCTTTGCTTGCACGAATAGTAAACTACGAAACTGGTAAAGCCGGTAGTCGGGACTTTGATTACATTGCCAGTGCAATAGTAGAACGCATTGGTGTACGTAAAGATAGCAATAGAATCAGCAACAATGACCCAGTTTGGACAGTGTACGTATCAGGATGGCCTAGACACTAACTCGTATAAATACTCATAAGAGGATTAGACATGAGATTTAACGACATTTTATTAGAATATAACCGCGATCAAACAGTTAAGAACTACGGTAACAAAGTATTAGCAGTTGCACTAAAGGATCGTTCAGTTATACACGCACTTATTGGGCGATTCCCAAATGGTGCAATTAAAGCTGGTGCAGAAACCCCAGAAGGGCAACAGCTAATTCTAGACTACGTTATGGGTGTTATTGAGCAATCGGACCCAACAAAGAACAAAAACTACGCACAAGCTATCACTAGAATGTACACCCTAGGTGGCACAATGCTAGAAGATATTGAGTCTACACTAAGTCAGTATCTAATCAAATTTGACAAACTAAAGAACAAAAAGAAGATTCCTGCTCCGCAAAACGACTTTATGCGTTACAAGAGTTTGGATGAGTTCATGAGCGTAGTCGAGCAACTACCTGACCCAGACAGCGAAATTGAGCAACAAAAAATCGGTGCTGTGCAGTTACCACCTGAGAGCGACTGGCGTTACGTTTACGGAAGAATGGACGAGCAAGGTCGTATTACAACTGACTGCTTGATCATTCAACCATTAACTAAATTTGGCGGTTACTGGTGGGCAAAAGAATACCCAAAGAAGGGTGTTACTAACCGTTGGTGTACTGCGTGGGACGGCGAGCAAAGTCGTTTTGATTACTATGCTAAACAAGGCCCGCTATTCATTATTATTCCTGCACAACGCACAGACGATAACGAAAAGTATCAATTCCACTTTGAAACTAAACAGTTTATGGATTACCAAGATCACCAAATTGGTGACGAAGGTATGGACCAATTGGCCAAACGTTTCCCTGCACTACAACAGGTATTTAGACGTCAGGCAATCCAGTACAACTTACTTGGACTAATGACAGATGACTACAAGGCCGCAGTTCGTAGCCACTCCAAAGTTGCGTCTAAAGAGCTAGACTCTCTAATTGAGCAATACAAAGAACGTATTGCTGGGTTTGGATTCGGCAGCCTAGGTGACTACGGTATCACTATCCCTGAAGACACTCAACGTGAGTTAATGCCACTAATTGAAAACTACCTTGAGCAGTGTAGAGCTACGTTAGTTAGCAAGGACGGATTCTGGCGCCAGGTGGTGAATAAACTAGGTACAGAGCGAAACGAAGACAAACTAGAAGTTATCTTAAACACGGACCCATCACTAAAAGCATTAGTTGAGCAAAGTGAAGCAGGAAAAGCAGTTGCAGAAATAGCATCGTTGCCAAACATCAAACAACGTATTGATGCAAGTCACTTGCAAGATTTATTATTGCGTGACCCATTGTTCCGTTTTACCATGCGCCAAGTTCCTAAGTTGTACAAATCCTTCTTAGATGAATTGAGTAGCACACAAGTTAACGAAGCATATAGCATGGATGACTTGCGTAAAGATGCAGCAGCCGGAGTAAAAGCGTCAATTGATAAACAAAGTGATGCACGTATTGCAGCACAACGAAACCCACAGAGCTTTATGAGCAAAGTCGGCGATAAGATCGTAGGCGGCGTTACTGGAGCAGTTAAGGGAGCCTACAATGGTTTCCGTGGCGAGCTAGAAGAAAACGACAACGAAATGTTTAGCGACGAAGGATTCTTTGTTGTTATTGCAAACGAAAACGATGGCGCCTTTGTTGGTATGGTAACCAAAGATGGCGGTAAGTGGAGAGAAACTGATGTAGAAGGTAATGCACCAAGCAACTGGGGCGGCAACTACATGAGCTACTTAACACCAGACGATGTAATGCAACATATTCGCAATGACTACCGTAGACATAGCGAAGTTAAAGGCCCGTTCTTTGATGAGCAAGAAGCTCTTGAGTATGCACGAAGCCATTATGACTTAGGTGGTGACGACGATTACTTTGATGACGAAGACGAAGACACCATGGAAGAAGGCAAAATGAAAGACATTGATATTGGTCGCCAAGACCGTGAATCAATGTCACCACACCAATTCCGTGGACAGTACAAGCAAAGCAAAGACGACTGGACTGCCGATAACAGCGATGTACTGGATGGCCCAGCTGTTGCTCCTACACCACGTAAGAAGGCCTCTAACACTGTCGAAGCATACATGGAAGTGTATAACAAACGTGATCAACGTGAGTTTAAGAGCATGCCTTTCCCAAGCGAGAAAGCAGCACAACGGTGGGCAGATTCGCACAACGCTATTATCCATAGCATTGTTCCACTAAAAGGGGTAGCAGAGCAAACTGAAGAGCCAGAAGACGATGTAGATCATGATGATGGTAAAATTGCAGGACGCTACCACCCAGACGAGTTTGACGAGTTAGTTAATCGCGTTAAAGCAAAAGCCAAAGAACAAGAACGTATTCACGGTCCTGTTGATATTGCAAAACTTGCAGCACGTCTACGCGGTATCCAGTAATGACTGACAAGACTAAGATCCTGGACATGATCAAAAAGTTCCTTCCTATTGCGGTGAAGGAGCTTGATCTACAATCATTGCCAGCAATGAAACCAGTTACTAGTCTTGCACATGGCGAACATCCTAGCTTTGGTCGCTTTGTTCCTGAAACAAACACCATTGAGTTTGCCATTGAAGATAGACACCCAATTGATATTCTACGTACACTTGCACATGAACTAGTGCATTGCAAACAACGCGAAGATAATCGTTTAAAGCATGACAGCGGTGAAACTGGCAGCAACGAAGAAAATGAAGCCAATGCCCGTGCAGGTATTATTATGCGTAACTTTGATGATGCGTATCCTGGGTACTTTGCTGAAGAGCCAGTTAATCTAGATGAAGGAACAGACTATGCTAAAGGGAACATTGATTATCATAGTACTCTTAATCCTGTTGCCTGGGAAGGTGACCAGTTACGAACCGAAGTCAGACTCAAGCTACTTGAAATTGCGAAAGTATTTATAGACTACTTAGAGATTCCCGATTTTGAAATTGCAGACATTGTGCTAACTGGCTCATTAGCCAACTATAACTACACCAAGTTCAGCGATTTTGATTTACACGTAGTAACAGACTACAGCAACTTGCAGTGCGACAATATTGCAGAAGCATTGTATCAAGCCAAGAAACAAATTTGGAATGATCGTCATGACATTACCATTCACGGGTACGATGTTGAGTTGTATGTTGAGGATATCAATCAGCCACCTGTTAGTGCAGGTACATACAGCATCCTAGATCAAACTTGGATCAACACACCAGAACAAAAGACCCCAACCATTGACCGTAATGCAGTTAATGCAAAGGTAACAGATCTAGTTAAGCAAATTGATCACGCAATTGCCGCAGCTGATGAACCTAGTGACATTAGACGTGTAACTGCTAAGTTACGTAAGATGCGACAAAGTGGATTAGACTCAGCAGGTGAGTTCAGTGTAGAAAATTTAGCATTTAAAGTTCTACGTAACTTGGGCTACATAAGTAAATTAAGTAAAGCATTTTATCACAAGCAAGACAGTCAGTTAAGTTTGTGATCCCGAACCTACCTTAGGTCCGTTGATGTCAACGGTTAGGAGCTCTGCTCCAGGCGTCAAATAGGCGGCTGCTGCCTAGTACATGAGTTACGCCAGATTCTGTACAAAGTGAGCTTTTTTACGGCCGTTGTAAAAATACAACAAAATATTTCTATCTTTTCGGTAAAGTTCTTAAAAATGGTGTTATACTCTAGTTATTGCAGCACAGTGCTGTAATCAACAACCAGGAGTAAACAATGCCCAAAGCAACTGCAAACTTTACAGCAGACGATCTTAAACCCCTTGAAACCGCAGAATCCAAGGAATCTGCACAAACTTTGCTTCACGCTATTGTGGACAAAGCAGCGGGCAGCAAGTACGCCATTAAGCCTGAAAAAGTAGCTGCATTGCATCGCAACATTAATAATGCACGTAGCAAAGCAGAAGTCGTTGCAATTGGCTGGAACATGTTGCTTGCTGGCGAAAAGCTGTCTAGCGTGTCTAGCACATACCAACGCAAGTACGCATAATTTTAGGGTGTTGTAGAAATACAACACTTTAAAAATAATTTTGCCAAATTGGTAAAATCATTCAAAAACCGTTTACAATACACACATGTTCAACAAACGCTCAAAGGAGAGCCAAATGCAAGTTCAAACTAAAACAGGTATCATCCACAAAGGTAATTACGGTTCGCTGTACAATGTGGAAACTGGTCAAATCATGGAAGCCCGTGTAAAAACTGGCAAACGTGGCCGTCCTGCTAAAGTTGACGCTCCTGCGTTTTGCACTAACATTACTAACGATCTGTTTGGTCGTGTGCCTAATGTTGCTCCTAAAGGCAACCAAGGTCGTGTGGTGATTGGCAAGGCCAGCGCCAATGCAGTGTATGCAAACGACTGCGACGAATAAGCAGTAAGAAAAATATTTTTGCAAAGTCAAAAATTAATTCAAAACTGTCTTACAATAGAGACTCAAAACATTTTTTAACAACAGCTTTTTTAAGGAGTATTTCATGGCTGTAACTGAGCATCGTTCCGTAACCCCATCTGACGCACGTAGCCGTGTGTTGCGAGCATTCAAGAACAAACGTCCCGTGTTCTTGTGGGGCCCTCCTGGTATTGGTAAGTCTGAGCTGATCCAAGGCTTGACTGAAGAACTGGGTGGCGCTTGCATTGACTTGCGTTTGGGCCAATGTGAGCCGACGGATTTGCGTGGCATTCCCTACTTCGATCGCGACAAAGGCGTTATGAACTGGGCTCCCCCAATCGAACTGCCAAGCGAAGAATTCGCTAAACAATATCCAATCGTGGTGTTGTTCTTGGACGAGATGAACTCCGCTGCTCCTGCTGTGCAGGGTGCTGCTTACCAGCTGATCTTGAACCGCCAAGTTGGTACCTACAAGTTGCCCGACAACGTGGTGATGGTTGCTGCGGGTAACCGTGAAAGCGACAAGGGTGTGAGCTATCGCATGCCTAGCCCACTGGCAAACCGTTTCGTTCACTTGGAAGTGCGTCAAGACTTTGACAGCTGGTTCAACTGGGCTGTGAGCAAGAACATCCACAAAGACGTTGTTGGTTACATTTCGTTTGCCAAGCAAGATTTGTTTGACTTTGATCCAAAGTCTGCAAGCCGTAGCTTTGCTACTCCTCGTACATGGACCTTCGTGTCCGACTTCTTGTACGACGAAGACGCTACTGACGCAGAGTTGACTGACTTGATCGCAGGTACAGTTGGCGAAGGTCTTGCTGTGAAGTTCATGGCACACCGTAAGGTTGCTGGTTCTATGCCACGTCCCGAAGATGTGTTGGCCGGCAAGGTCAAAGAGTTGAAAGTGAAAGAAGTGTCTGCTATGTACTCGCTGACTATCAGCTTGTGCTACGAACTGCAAGAGCAATACAAAAAGCTCGGCAAAGACAAGATGGCAGACTGGCATGCTCAAGCTGATAACTTCCTGAAGTTCATGATGGATAACTTCTCCACAGAACTGGTTGTTATGGGTGCTCGTGTTGCGTTGACTACCTACAACCTGCCCATGGTTCCTGGTAAGATGCCTAACTTCGACGAGTTCCACAAACGCTTCGGTAAGTACATTATCGCAGCTAGCGGCAAGTAACCTGGGACGATGCTAGGTAAGGAGGCTGACGCAAGTCATAAGTCCTCCTTTTTCTACTATGTCAATAGTCATTGCTAAACTCGATGGTCGTCATGCAGGACATATATTATTTTCGCACAGAGCGGAAATAATTGGCACTTGGATAGAACGTGACCAAGAGTTCGTTCAAGTACGTGAGTGGTGCTGGGAAACGTTTGGACCCGGCGTTGAAAGAGATCTAATCCACGCAAAGAAAGATTCTAAGTGGGGCTGGCACCTAAACCAAAGTCCCGCAAAGTATTACATTTATCTTAAAGATGAATACCTAACACACTTTACCCTTAAATGGAAGTAAAATGGAAGAAGTAAACGAAAACAGCGTTGAGGAAGAAGTTGTTCTTCACTTTAAACGCTTCGCACAAGAAAAGCAGGACCAAGTTCGTGCTCTAGTTAACTATGCCACCCTTATGGGACTCGACGGCAAGGATCTAGTTAGCATCGGTGGTAGATTAAATCGCATTGCTGCCAATCGCGAAATGAAACTGAATGAACACATTGTTTCGAGCATGAATATCCGTCCAATTGGCCAGGATAAAAACTGCTACAATCGTTGGGCGTACACTGACTCTTCAGGGGTGATTTATCACTTCAAATGCAGCTATTCTAGGTACGATATTACCAATACTGTTACTAAAAAGATAGCCAGAGGGTACGCTAATGAGTACTACAACGTTGGACGCCGTTTCCACATCATGGAAAACCGTGAGTTACCCAACATCATGCTAAACATTTATCACGGCAATGTTGCTTTGCCGTAATTCAAAAATCGTGTATAATATAGACATTAACAAGGAGTAACTATGTCTGCTGTCGCTGAAAAGAAAAAGCCCGTTGAAACAGATCCAAAGATCGACAACGCTGCTAAAGAAAAACTCATTACTGCACGTATCGGTCTGCTGCTTAAAGCACCGTTCTTCGGTAATCTTGCAACCCGCATGAAGTTGGTTAATGCCGACGAGTGGTGCTCTACTGCTGCCACTGACGGTCGCACGTTCTATTACAACAGTGTGTTCGTTAACAACATGCCTCTCAAGCAAGTTGAGTTCTTGGTAGGCCACGAAGTTCTTCACGCTGTGTACGATCACATGGGTCGTACTGGAGCACGTGATCGCAAAATCATGAACATTGCTGCTGACTTTTGCGTTAACAGCGATTTGATTGATCAACGTGTAGGCGAGAAGATCACTGTTGTTCCTATGCTGTACGATCCAAAGTACAAAGGCATGGCAATGGAAGAGATCTACGACGACTTGATGAACAACGCAAACAAGGTTGACATCAACAAGTTGGCTCAACAAGTGTTGGACCAGCACTTGGATGGTGAAGGCGACGGCGATGGTGACGGTGATCAAGACGGCAATGGTCCTCCTCGTCTCAGCAAAGCAGATCGCGATGCTATCAAGGACGAGATCAAAGAAGCTATGTTGCAGGCTGCACAAGCATGCGGCGCAGGCAACTTGCCCGCAGGCGTTAAGCGTCTTGTTAAGGACTTGACCGAGCCAATGATTGGTTGGAAAGAGCTGTTGGAACAACAAATCCAAAGCACTATCAAGAGCGACTATACGTTTGCTCGCCCAGGTCGTAAGAGCTGGCACATGGATGCAATCTTGCCAGGCACTAAGCCAGGTGAGACCATTGACGTGTTCATTGGCATTGACACTTCAGGTTCTATTACTGACAATGACTTGAAGATCTTCTTGAGCGAGATCAAAGGCATTATGGAATCGTACGATGAGTACAAGATCCATGTGGTTGGGTGGGATACCCAAGTTCATAACAGTGGCATCTTCACTAGCGAGAACCTTGCAGATATTGCAGAGTTCCATCCAGGTGGTGGCGGCGGCACTGACCCAATGTGCGTGTGGGAACACTTGATCCAAGAAGGCATTGAGCCTAAGAAATTGATCATGTTTACGGACTACTGCTTCTTTGGTTGGGATCCTAACAAGGTCGAAAGCTACTGCGACACTGTGTGGATTATCAAAGGTAATCCAAGTGCAGAGCCAGAGTTTGGTATCTGGGCTCACTACGAGGACGTGAAAAAGGGTAAGTAAGATACAGTTAGGGCTTCGGCCCTAACCTTCTTAAAGGAACAATATGGATATCGATTCATCGGCACAATTTCTAGTATCAAGCATCTTGATAGGCCTTGGCCTTTCTGCGGTAGCTGTGGCACTAGTGTTTATTAACAACCTCTTGTCCAGATATTGGAAACCTGTTAAAATTTGGGTTCCAAGTTACTTCGATCACGGACCAACTCGCTTTATGACAGATGAAGAAGTTAACCGTGTCGCACCAACAATGGATCAAACCCCTCCAACTTCAAAACCTAACTAAGGAAAAACATGACTACACCTTCAAATGAACTTCTCGACGATATGCGTATGTCTCCCGAAGAGGAGATGGAACATATCAAGAATAGCACCTTGAACGCACCCAAAGATTACTTTGCTGCGGTTAAGCGTATTATGGAACTCGAGATGCGTCTTGAGGACTTGGCCCGTGCTAGCGAGATTGTTGAAATTACTCGACAATTCGAACTGTTCGAAGGCTTCCGCAAAGCAGCAGATGAGTCCTTGGAAAACAAGATGACCATCAAGCGTGAAAACACAGGTGACATGAACCTTACTGTGGTCACTGGACAACTTGATCCCACACTTGCTGGCAAAGTTGCTGGACAAGTAAATCAACAACCGCAAGCTATCTAAGGAGAACTCTATGTTTGCAACAGGCGTATATCGCGATGCACCCGCAATTAATGCGGCAATGGGTCGTGTGTACTTTTACATGATGACTGCTGTGCTTAACAGCATGTTGGTCAGCTATGTAATTGGCACCACCCCCGCACTGGCCCACTTTTTCCTAACCGGAATTATGCACTGGGTGGTAATCTTTGCACCATTGGTGGCAATTTTCTTCATCACTCCTGCTCTTGCAGCAGATCCACCTGCACCAGTTGCAGTAGGCATTCTACATGCCTTTGCGGCACTAATGGGACTAAGTCTTAGTGTGATCTTTGTTGCATATGCAATGACCAGTATCTTTACAGCGTTCATGGGCGCCGCAGTGCTGTTTGGTACTATGAGCTTCTACGGTTACTTTACTAAGAAAGATCTTAGTGGAATGGGTAGCTTGCTGTTTGTTGGATTGATTGCAATCATCATTGCCAGTATTATCAATATCTTTATTGGTAGCACAGTAATGCAAATGGTTATCAGTGCAATTGCAATCTTGATCTTCTTGGGCTTTACTGCGTATGACACACAGCAAATCCGTGAATCACTTAGTGTAGACAATGAAGGCACAGCAGCACTTGAAGTAATTGGAGCACTGAGCTTGTACCTTGACTTCATTAACTTGTTTGTTAACTTGCTGCAACTGATTGGTGTAGCACCGGGCAACGACGACTAACATGCTAAAGCACAACGACCCTAACCCGTTGAGTGTGCATCAAATGCGGAGGGTAGATCACTTACCCCCGCATTTCACACCTGTGCTGTTTGGTATAGCCACACAAGAAAAGGCCATCACTGACTGGATCTGGGAAAACTTAGAAGGTCGATTCTTCTTTGGGGATTTTTACAGTGAAACCGAAAGCGGCTCTTTAGACACGCAAAAGGCCGCAGCATTTGAAAGTGCAGGGGAGGCAAGTATGTTTGCTCTTATCCTGGACACAATTAATCGTTACGATTACGTTATATCGTAAAAATATTTGGGGGGTTTCCTACTGTCGTAAATAACTATAGTTATTTCATAGGACAACATGGAAACCACTCAACCACAATCAAACACACAACAACCAGAAGCGCCAAGTTTGCAAATCGCAGACTTGGTTCTCGTTCTGAAGTTAATCCAAGCCACTGCTCAACGCGGTGCAATTCGTGCAGAAGAAATGGCCGATATTGGCACACTGCACAATAAACTATTCCAATTTCTAAGTGCAGTAGGTGCGATACAGCCTGCACAAGAACAAAAACCCACTGAGGAGAATCAAAATGGTTAAACACGTTGGTAAACACAACGACAAGAAAGTCGTTATTCTATTCCGAGAAGTTCCGGGCGAAGAACACATGTGCCTAGTTGCGTATAGCGACTTGTTACCACGTTTGTTACACGATGATCTAATGCGAGCAGTTGAAAGCGATAGCGGACAACAAGCACAAGAGATTAGCGAAGTTCTGAACCGTACATACATGAAGGACGGCACTATCATTCTGCAAAGTTTGCACCGTCAGGGCTTTATCAAGAAGGCTCCTACTAATCAAGTGTTAGTAACGCCAAACAATAAGTCTAGTGTACGTTTAGACGAACTAAACGGCATCTTAAACGAAATGAAAAAAGGTGACGAAGCTGTTAAACGCCTAGCTGAAATTGATGCTAGTCGGGGTATGACAGGTAAAGCACGTAAAGCAGAACCACGTGAAGTTGGTGTTGCCCCAAACAGCCGCAGCATTCCTGCACAAGGCAATGTTAGTGCTGAACAGTACTTAGGTGAAGTTTTAACTGACGAAGATCTAGCCAAGCAGCGTTTAACGCAGGCAGCTGAAATGAAACGTCAAGCAGAAGCAATGTTAGCAGAAGCAGCTCGACTAGAAGTCGAAGCAAAAAACTTAAATCCTACTACAGATGGCACAACAACAAGAACCAAAAAAGCCAAAGCGACCAAAAAGCAAGCGGCTTAATTTAAGTAGTAAAAAACAGTGGGAGTCGATATTGAGAGATATCGACAAGCCAGATGTACCAATCGAAATGATGGAACGTGTGGTAGTTAGTTTAACAGACGGCACCACTGTTATTATCGACATCAAAGCTATGCTAGCCGAAGGTGCAGATCCGGACTTCCTAAAAATACATTTAGACGAACGCCTGGACAGCCTGGATCACATTATCGAAGACGTTGACTTCTACGTTAACGTTGACGAAGTACGCAAGACCGTACAACCCTTAACTGACAGTATTTTAAAAAATCTATGATAAATGCCCTTTTTGCCGTTGATAGGAACGGCGGAATGGGGTTTAATGGCACCATGCCATGGCCTCACAACTCCGCTGACCTTAAAAACTTTAAAGAACTAACTGATGGACATGTAGTCGTAATGGGTCGCAAAACCTGGGACGACAAGAACATGCCCAAGCCCCTTAAAGGGCGAACCACATATGTTGCAACAAATGCAACATTCCTACAGCATACGTTGACCATCAAGGGCAACATAAAGGAAGAAATCCTTGCATTAGAAAAGAAGCACCCCGATAAAACTATTTGGGTAGTTGGCGGTCCTGAGTTATTGGCACAATGCGATGGTGTGTTTGATCGTTTATACTTGACGCACTATAAGGGATCGTTTAAAATAGATACTAGATTAAACTTAAAAACGTTTTTATCTGGTTGGAGTCAGAAGTCCGCAACGGCAGATCCAACAACTAATTTCACAACGGTAATTTATGAGAGCTTATTTAAACGCCTTAAATGAAGTCCTGCAAAAGGGCACAGTAAAAGAAGACCGCACAGGCACTGGCACAATCAGCTACTTCGGCATGCAACAGCGTTACGATCTCAGCGAGACTTTCCCTGCTGTAACTACAAAGAAGCTAGCATGGAAAAGTGTAGTCTCAGAGTTGCTGTGGTTCATTGAAGGTTCAGGAGACGAAAAGCGGTTGCGAGAGATATTACATGGTAGCGCCGAGTCTAGCAAGACAACTATCTGGACTGCCAATGCCACAGCACCTTACTGGCAACCCAAAGCACAGTTCGACGGCGATCTAGGAAGAGTTTATGGTGTACAGTGGAGACACTGGCGCCATTATAAAGAGCAAAAGGAAATGGGTCCTGCCCACTTAGGCGGTGTGCGAGTAGCCGCTGATAGACATGAGGTTGATCAACTATTAGAACTAATCAACGGCATTAAAGCAGACCCACACGGACGACGACATATATTATCTGCATGGAACCCAGGCGAATTAGAAGCTATGGCCCTGCCCCCGTGTCATACCTTTGCACAATTCTACGTTAGCAACGGGAAATTGAGTTGCCAGATGTATCAACGCTCATGCGATATGTTCTTAGGCGTGCCTTTTAACATTGCATCCTACTCACTCCTAACAGCTATGATTGCTCAAGTGTGCGGTTTAGGGCTAGGCGAGTTCGTTCACGTCCTCGGAGACGCTCATATATACAGCAACCACGTAGAGCAGGTAAAAGAACAACTAGCCCGTGAACCCTTACCTGCCCCAACTTTGTGGTTGAACCCAGAGATCAAAGATATTACACAATTCACAATGGCAGATATCCGCTTAGACGGGTATCAATCACACCCACCAATTAAAGCGGATATGGCAGTATGAGATTTATTGTAACAGGCGGGGCCGGCTTTATCGGTCATAATGTAGTGCGTCAGCTTGAAGCACTAGGACATGAGTGTTTTGTTCTAGATAATGTAACTGATTACGGCTTTGTTAATCGTGAAGAACTCGAATATCTAAACCGAGAACGTAATGCTCGCAAAAGGGCAGGGACTGCACACATTGATCTACGCGATCATCAAGCAGTAAACGATTTCTTTTTAACATTTGCAGAACGCACAGACGCAGTAATTCACTTGGCTAGTTTCCCTAGACAAAAAGTTGTAGGACAAAATCCTATACTTGCTAGCGAAGTCATGAGCACTGCGTTAGTTAATCTATTAGAGCAGACCAGGATCCATCGAATCCCTAAGTTTGTTTATATTAGTTCTAGTATGGTATACGGAGACTTCACCGACGATGTTACAGAAGATTACAACTGCCGTCCACAAGGCCAATACGGCATCATGAAACTAATGGGAGAACAACTTGTTAAAGATTACACACGCAGAGGCTGTTTCGACCATGTTATTATCCGTCCTAGTGCTGTTTATGGTGAATACGATGTCGAGGATCGTGTGGTGTCTAAATTTATGCTGTCTGCTATGCGTGGGGAATGCCTTAAGGTAAATGGTGCAAACGAAACCTTAGACTTTACCTATGTCGAAGATGCGGCGGCGGGCATTGTTGGGGCAACATTGAGTCCCACTGCTATAAATGGCACATATAACATTACAAAGAGTCACAGCACTACTTTACTAGAAGCCGCAAGTCTTGCAATTAAAATCGCAGGTAAAGGCACTGTTGAGGTACGAGACAAAGACGCAGACTTTCCTAGCCGTGGAGCACTAAACATCGCAGCAGCAAAAAGAGATTTTGCGTATAATCCCAAAGTAGACGTAGAAGAAGGCTTCCGTCGATACCACGACTGGTTTAAGGCAAGCTCATTTTGGAAAACAAAACTGTAATTCCGTTTTTTGGTATTAATCGACAATACCAAAATCTTCGCGAAGAAATCCTGGACATTACTGATAAAGTATACACTAGCGGAAAAGTACTCGACGGACATTACACCACCACTTTTGAACAAGCAATTGCACTGCGATGCAATCGTAAGTACGCTATTAGCGTGAATTCATGCACACAAGGGCTCATATTCGCCCTACAGTGCTTGAGAAACCCGGGTAGGGTAGTCATACCTACCATTAGCTTTGTGGCAACGTTAAACAGCGTTTTATCCACTCCTAATATCCCGGAATTTGTAGACGTTGATTACAACGGTCTAATGGATTTAAAAAATGCAAACTTTAGTTTACGCGGCAGAAATATTGCTGCTATCATGTATCCTAACTTGTTTGGTAATACTATCGATTACGACAAGTTCCGCATACTTACAGAATTTGTAGGAGAGTCTCCTTTAGTTATTGAGGATGCCGCACAATCTTTTGGTGCAAGCTACAAAGGCATTCCTAGCGGTAAAATGGGCGACATCAGCGTACTCAGTTTTGATCCAACGAAGAACCTGCCTAACTATGGGTCAGGAGGCATGATCTTAACCGACGATCAACATTTTGCATCAACGGTGAGAAACCTAAGAGACAATGGCAAATTGTCAATGCACTCAATGGGTGGCACTAACAGCAAGATGAGCGAAAGTGATTGTGCTCAAATGTTAGTTAAACTTGAGCATTTTGACAGTTGGCAAGATCGCCGTGATGCTATTGCAAAATACTATACACAGCAATTAAGCCCTTATGTGGATGTACTTGGTCCCAACGAAGATGTGGAACATGCATGGCATAAGTTTGTGCTACGTATTACAAGTCGTCGTTCTACGCTAATTCATCACCTACAAATCAAAGGCATCGAAACCAAGATCCATTATTCGTCTCCCTTGGATACATTAATGGTTGGTGCAAATTATGCCCATGACGGAGTGGGAGCCACTGGCGCACAGTTTAGCAAGGAAACACTCAGTATTCCTATCTACCCCGAACTAACTGACAGCGAAGTAGAATATATCGCAGCAGCGATTAAGGAATTCTACTGTTAATTTGTAAATTGTCTAGATATTGATCTAGATCGCCTGCATGCAGTTGCAGCATAACAGCATCCTGGTCTCCTAGTACACATATAAACTCATTGGTTAAGTAATACGGCTCTTGAAACAAACGTTCAAGTTGGAGTAGATGCTTGAGCTTAATTGGCTCTGCTAATTTGATTTTGTGGGAAGTTCTGTTTAGCTTAGTAGTGAAGTATTTGTGGCCAAATACTGTTAGTCTAAGGCTGTTTGGGTTTGTGGGGTTACGCCACCATTGCGGAAGCATAGGATCAAGAAGAGTTGGGTCACCTACGCCCGACTCAATTAGTACGCGATGCTGATATTCGCGTTGACGATTATGGGTAGATTTGGTCACCTTGTTTTAACAAGACCACAGTAAATTTGTCAGTCTTGAATAAAGTGTTTAGCTTCTTTGCTAGATTAATTGCATGCCCAGGATTAGAGAAACTGGTTTTTGCATACTTAGGGCCAGGATAGGCCACTAAGGTGTTAAACTTTTTTAAGTTAATAGGTGTATTGTCGTAATGAACCGCCCAGATACCTTCGCTAGATAATACTTGATCGCTTTTGTAATTTGTTTTGTTTACGTGTTCTAACAGTACAGTTGGTTTTGGTCTTGACATCTCAATATCCTTGATACAATTATTTATCAGCAAAAACGGCGTAGTTTATTTAAAACCACCACCATCTACACTAATTTGGATAACATCGTCTTTAACTCCGCCACCTTGTGCTGCTAGTTCTGCAATATTGGCTAGCAGTGCATAAATGTCAGTGTGCAAGCTCTTTGCTTCTTGGGCAGACAGAACTAGCTGTTTGCCGTTTGTTTGATTCATAGCTTTAACTCTATCGTTAAAGGTGCGAATTGCCAGTGATAGTTGTTCCATTATTTTAGCTCTTTGTATTTTTCAATTTGTTCTGCACTGGTTTTAAAAGGTCCAAAGAACTCATAACGGTTTAATGTAATGTTCTTGGGGCAGAACTCTTTAATCCAAGTATTATTGAATTTAATTACATAGTACCCAGCACAGTAAAAACTCTTGCTCTTGGGTTCTTTGCTGTAGATAGGTAGCTTGCGTTGCACATCCCACACCTGATTGTATGGTTTACCCGAGCAGCCAAATCCGTAGCAGTCGTGCGTAGGTTTTGACTTAGGTGGCTTTGTGTTGTCGAATTGAATGTTGTACTTTTTGCTCAACATTTTAATCGTGGCAAAACGTTCACGCTCATTGTCGTGAACGTATGCGTAGCCACCGCCTTCTTCAATTGCTTGAATAGTTGCTACTGGACTGCCGTCTTCTTCTACAATCCAGTATTTGTTTTTAACGACGGGCTTTGCTAGGAGATTCATTCGCGCCTTTCTTAAGGTAATGCATAGTTAAAATCTGTCCCAGTTCAGAACCTAGATCCTTTGCAGAATCGATTACATACAGATCGCCGCGGCCTCTGCTGCCAGACTCTGGGTCAATGTTAACAATGGTCCCGCCATTTGCCGGTGTTATTTTAATAGTTACAGTATTCACGTCATCTCCGAAATCTTCATAGTCGTAATAGCTATCCGCATTATTGTAGGATGTGTTTATGGTTTTTAGCAGGTCGTTTAGGTTGATCTGCTGTGGTGCTGCTACCGCCATATTAGCCCTTTAGTATTTCCATTGAGACAATTTGCCCAATGCGTTCTGCAATCGGTTCGCCGTCAGCAATAATATGTGTGGTGTTGTTGCTGCGATCATTCTTGCGATCATAACGATGTATTTGCACCACTACTCCGCCTGACCCAACTAAGACATTGAATCTTAGGCTGCTATCCATATCAACACCATCACTTGACGCACTAACCGCTAACTTTGCCGGGTAGATTTCGTTGTCTTTTGGGTGCAATATGTTTAGTAAACGTTGTCTTAACCATTCTCTCATTTGTTTTCTTCCTCTGTTAATGCCACGACAACTTTTAGTTTATCGTATGCTTCGTTAATTGTGTTCATAGCATCTGCAACAGCAGGATGTTTTTCTGCTAGTTGTTTAATGCTTTCCTCTTCGGCCATCTTTTGCTGTGCCCACATAATTGCAGATTGTGCTGCGCCATTAAGCGAAATTGAAGGGTACGCTCCACCTAATGTTACCCAACCGGATCCATCAAATACTTGTAGGTCGTTGCCACTGATTCTAATCATCCCTTGCATTGGGTTACTGGGATTTTGATTAACGTAGGGAAAACTAAAATAGCCGTTGTCAACTTGAACACCGTTGCCAGCTGCAATACTTCTAATCATGATACTACCGCGTAAACAATGCCAAGATAGGTAAGTTGGTGTACCATTTGGTCAAGGCCTAAATGATTCCAAAACAAAGGATTTTGAATGTCTCTGTTACCGTAGTTCATCTTCACCCAGTCAGTGTGATAGTGAATCACAAAGTCTGTGAATGCCAACACCATTGCGTATCCAATGTAAGGAAATCCTGTTACAGCCAGAATACACATTAGTGTACCAAAGCCATGTTTAGCACTGTGCATGATACCCGGCTCGTCGCCATAGATACCTTTGCTGCGTACTTCTTCCATTGTTTGATCAACAAAGTCGATGTACCAGTGCTTGAGTTGTAATAACACAAGGATAAAGAAGGCCGCTCCAATAAGTGTCATAGTCCAAACCTTTCGTTAATTGCTTTTTTAACTGACTCTAGACTAGCTTCGTGCTGGCCCAAATCAAACGTTGTATAAACATGCCTGCGGCTTGCTGTATCTACCGCCGATAAACATTCATCTACTACTAGTTTAACTAGCCGGCGATGTAGTTGTGGGTTAACATTAGGATAATGCGACCCGCCGACTTCAAGTGCTAATTGATTTACTTTGTCTTCGAATTTCATAATTTCTTTTACTCTCTACTAAGGTCCAAAGATAATTGTGCTTCGGGTTTAGGAGTGTTACGGTACTCAGCCGATAAGAAAATAACATACTGCTGTGCATGCTCACTTAGCTTCTTGAGTTCATACTTACCGCAAAACTTCAAGAAACGTGTGCCAATTTGTGGAACAGCTTTAGCCACGCTACCTGCTGCAATAGTTTCGGCAATGAACAATTTAATGTGATCAGGCTGTGCAGTTAGATCCACTAGAATACGGTTACGTTCGTAGTCGTCCAGCACACGATGTTCTTCACCATTGTGGTCTGTCCAATGCTGAAGCATTAGATTGTTCCAATTATAGCCTCTAGAGTCCTTGTCAGCAAAGGCTTCTTGGAGACCAACCTTGTTCTTCGTGCCTTTCGTCCTAACACCAGGATACGCAGAGAAGATGTTGTCGCTAGAATCTCCCCGCATGCACTTTTCGAATAGGATCCACTTCGGGTCCGGTATTTTTTTGGGTGTTTTAGTTTTCGAATCAAGGACTGGGGCACCTTTTTTGTCAAAGATGCCTTCGATAGTGTGGAGTTCATCTGCAATCCCGTTGTATTGTTTTACGTTTGTTGAAAGTAATTGGTGAAAGTCGCTGTCGCTTGATACGATTACGTGCTGATCTCCAGGGTGTGCTTGAATCCATCCTGCCACCAAGTCATCCGCTTCGAGGCTTTGGTGCTGGAGAACAGTACAATTTGTGCCTTCCGTGATGTATAGTTTAAGAGCGTCAAATGCCTCCCAAAAGAGCTGGTCTTCTTCCTGCTCTGCTTCTGTGAGTGCGGCTCTTGCAACTGCTCGGTTTTTCTTGTACGGCTCATAATAGTCCTTGCGCCATGAACGGCCTTCTAAACAGAACACAACGTGATCTGCTTTTTGTTCTCTAAATGCTTTTGCAACACTGCCCAGTGTGACATGAATTGCAAAGCCCAATTTATCCCATGTATCACTCTGTCTGTGTGCAGCGTGTCTAGCTCTGAAGAATGTGTTTGCTGTATCTACGATAAGGTATTTCATATAGTTCTAATTTAATAGTAATAATAGCACTTATTGATTATTTGGTCAATAAGTTTTGGACATAATGGGCATACAAAAAGTCCGCCCAAGCTGCATGGGCATCCGCTTTAAAATGGTAACTGTGCGGGGTAGCAGTTTCGAACCCTCGATTCTTACACCAGTTGAAAAAGGTGTACTCGGGGTCATACGGGCCAATGTAACTATTGCCCCAATCGTGCCTGGGCACATTCAATGTGTCTAAATGGGAAAAATCTAGGTAGGTGTTAAAGAACAAGTGCGGGATATTCAAGTTATCCAATGTCTCATGTAACTGTTGCAACACTGTATGGGATTGTATTAATTTGATGTTAATGACATCAGGTTCCATTTGTTTAATGACCCAGTTCTTGTATTGAAACTTTATAGATTCTGGCCAGTCGTGTCCAATACCCCCGGCGTTGACTTGCCAGTATCGATTGGTACCTTCGTCCCACCATTCTTCACGCTCCCATGTAGCCCACCCGATTATCATTAGGTCAGGCTTACTGAAAATAGCGTTATCATCTTTTAACAGATAGTCCAAGGTGGTACGCATAATGCGGGAATTGCTGCTGGCACTTTCTGCATCGCACACAAGTTTTGCACCTAATTGGTCTGCTAATCTTTGCCCATAGCTGACTGCCAAATTAGCAGGATGTGGTTGACGCCCAAGGTGTTGGTAGTTGCGATCGTCTTCTGCGAAAGCGGCGGAATGTGCAGCTTCAGCGGCTGCACTGTGGCTGTCGCCATTTACGTAAATTATCATGCTAGTTTCAATTGTATAAATGTGGCCATCTTAGGGTCGT